TTTCTTATCGAAAGCGGTTAAGGCTTGTAAAACCTTTTGAAAATCCCTATCCATTAGAAAGAATCCTCCATAGATAATTTGACTTGACCAACTGTATTTCCGTTAATATCTCTGAGCTTTGTTTCAAGTTCCCATGAGGTATCTGGATCGACTACAGTTTCGATAGCATTTGCATAGTTTTTTAAAATGCGAGCAATCTCCGATCCCAAATTGGAACCAGAGAAAGCTGCATTATCTGTATTTATTTTGATGTTTAAATTAGTCATATTAAACACCTAACTTAGATAGTTTTATTGGATCGAAATGAATATCTCTTTCAATTCCGAGTCCTAAAAAATTAGTAAAAGATTCTAACTGATCTAAGCTGAAATAACCTAGTTCTTTATACTCTCCATCTACTAGACCAAAGAACTCTCTAGTATCTGGATCGTATTCTGTAGCGTACCAAGTCCATGAGCTACAAGGATCAAAAAACTTTGCATAGGCGATTGCATCGTCTCCTTTTCCGTCTTGGGAATATAAAGGAGGTAACTTCTTTTGAAGTTCTTTAGTTAAAAGTTTTATAAGTGGGATAAGTGACTTACATTTTTAATAATAGTATATATATAATGTCATTGTCAATCTGTTATGATATATTAATAATACATTTACTATTCCATAATGAGTCTCATTAAGTCTTACGTCATTTCAATAGAGCAAATGGGTTACGATCCATACAAACTCAATAAATTATCCTCTGAAGAGTGGGATAACTTACTCACTAAGTCCTTAAAATCTGGAAATAAAAAATTATATGAAACTTTAATACTCACAAGATGTAAATTAAAGTTAGAAAAAGATAGGGCTATTTAAAGCCCTTCTTTTTTGTCTTGTAATATCGAAAGCATAATTCAAAACTGTGAAGCATCTCATTCTGAAACACACATAACTGAGTTTCTAAATTATGCTGTTCCTCTAATATGTCCTCATATCTCTGAAGAAAATAAGATTTCATCTCAGAGATTTGACATAATTTCTTTTGGATCGTTGCCAATTCTTTAAATAAATCGTGGTCACTTGTAATAACCCGATCAGATAAATTAGACATTTTAGCTAAGTCTTTTTGAGCCTGTATCATTTCAGGATCAGTCGCTTTGTATTCTTTCATAGCTCCTCGCTTACATCTGGTAAATCTTTAACAGTAAAATATCCGCACTCCTTAGAGAGACTTGACACTGTATCTTCTTTTGGATCGTAGTCCTGCGATTGAAACTCAACCGCTTCCCACCCTCGATCCTCTACAAAATCTACTAAAGACTTTTCATCTTTAGTAGAAACGATCCAAGAACATTGAGAAAAAGGATCAGCAATTAATAAAACATTCAAACCCATTTAAGAAATCCTCCTTAATTCATTCATTGCTGCTTCTCTCTGGGAAATGTGCCAAACCCTTAATACTGGTTCGCTATAAATTCCTTTCATAACCAATAATATTTGATCGGTCATGGTTTGCACTAATTTAAAAGTGCTGTTCTCTTTAATAATCATAATTTTTAGAAATAAGAAAAAAGGGGAATTATTCCCCCTCATTATCTGGAAGCTGTACCAAAACTTTAAGAAATTTTCTAGGCTTTGGATTCTTCTCAAATTTGAAATCTCTTGAGAGTTGCATATAAACTATGTCCCCATCATTTATTACAAATGAGGGGATTTTGTTTATAGCTTTTAAGATTCTTGTAGTTTGTTTATCCATTGTCTAAACTCCGACAAGTTGGTTAATAAAGGATTGCGGAACTGTCTCGGCTTCTCTCCCGTTTAAGTATTGGGTGATATGCTTTGAAGTTGTTCGGCTATAGTATTCTTCAGTTTTGAATAATTCCCCAGTATGCGTTTGATAAGCAACTGGTGTTTCGTAACTGTAAAAAATTTCAGAACCAGAGGGAAGAGCTAACAAAGTTTTGCTAGCTCCTAATCTTTTAATTTTCATTTTGATAAGTTGATAAAGTTTGCAAGTATTGTGTTTGGAACGCTTCCAGAGTTTGGTAAATACCAAAACCCGAATAAATAATTGAACCAAACAAAATTGAGAAACAAATAAATTTAATTGTGTTCATTTTGGGAAATCTCCAAAGAATCGAAATCGTAAATAAATAAATCAGAGAACAGTTTTAAAAACTGCTCCTGATCTTCAAAAAATAAAAGTTCAAATTCAGTCATTAGAAAAATCTCCTAATGATTCTTTGAAAAATGTTGAGCTTCTTTCTAACTGTAAAACTTGCAGGAATTACAATCGGAGCATAATCAGATTTCATATTAGGTTTAATAACTGTAAATCTTGGAAGCTCAACTCTCTTTGAATTTACCTCGACTCGGTGGTAGAAAGGTCTGTTCAAATTCAAACTCTTGCAAGTAGCAAGAGCAGATTCTTGAGTATGTCTTTCTGCTACGAGATCCCATCTTGCAGACTTGTTAGCATAATCAATGCCAGTAAATCTAGTGATCGAATAGTTCATTTTAAATAAATTGAATGAATTGGATAAGTTGAAAATAGATAAAAGGATTAGATACCTTTTATCTGTAAGCTGTTGTAGGGCTTGCAAGTGCTGTTGAGGAGAGAGAGAAAGCTAATCCGAAGATTTAAGCTCCTGCGGTCTCTCTGGTTTGCTCTGAGTGCAACAGCTTAGAGATAAAAGAAGTATCTTTGTTAGGTTTGTGCATATCTCCGAAAACCTAACCCAAAAAGTGAGTTTTTATTTATCCTCCTTGGCACTCTCTCCGTCTATGTCTCGAAGTAGATTCTGGATTTAGTCCTCGAACTAATTTGAAGCTTTGGGTGCGTGTCCAATCTTTGTGAGCTTCCAGATTCCAAAAAGGAATTTTTTTATAAAGTAAGATTTCTCTTTCCTTATGATTCTATTATAGCCGCAGTATGATGTTATAGTCAACTCAAATATGACATATCAATAGATCAATTATGACATCATGATAGATCAAATGTTACATATCATATGATAGGGGGTAGTGTATCAAATGTTACTAATTATATAGCTATGCCGCCTACCTTAAACATATATTGCTAATCTTTGTTACTAATAAATATGTACTACTTTGTTTCTACTTTTATTGACAGTTCAGGTGCTTGAATATTGACTGTCTCTACTGACTCTCCGATAACTTTGCCTAATGAATCTAATATTTGTGCTGCTGTTTGTAATTGACCTTTTGAAACTGCTTTATTAAATAATCTCACTCTCATTGCTTGAAGTCTTGGAAGCATATTTTCTCTATCCTTATCCCAATCTTCGTTATTCCATTTCTTTACTCTATTCCAATCGTTCCAAGCGGAAGTTTCTCCAATGCCTTCAATTTTTGCGTGTTCAAGAACAAGTTGTCTTGTTGTCTTCCCATCTAACTGACGAGAATACAATCTTTGAGCTCTTGCTTGAATATGCTCTTGTGTATTCGGAGCAAACTTAGCTCTTCTTTTTTGTTTTGCTTGTTGTTCTTTATGATCTTCTGGAATAAAACCAGACATAAACGATTCAGCCACGGACTCAATCAGATAAGGTATTAATTGAATGATAACCTAGAAATATCAATTTAGGCTATAAAAAGGGGGTAATAATTGAAAAATTTGTTATTTTTTAGTGTATGGCCGTAAAAAACGCACCAGAAATAAATTTAAGATATGCTCAAGGACAAGTTTTTAACTGCAATAAACGATTTCGTGTCCTTGTAGCTGGCAGAAGATTCGGAAAATCTTATTTATCCTGCATCGAACTACTTCGTGGAGCGATTGATCGACCAGGTGAGACATATTTTTACTGTGCCCCTACATATCGGATGGCAAAAGATATTGCATGGAAAGAATTAAAGAGATTAGTCCCTCGATTATGGATAAAAAGCAAAAACGAGACAGATTTAAGGATTGAATTGATTAATGGATCGACAATCGAGTTAAAAGGAACAGAAAATGCTATGGCTTTGAGGGGAAGAAGTCTTTCGGGGGTAGTGTTAGATGAAGCAGCATTTATGGATCAGGGGGTGTGGTCAGAAGTTATAAGACCAGCTTTGGCAGATAAACAGGGATGGGCATTATTTATTAGTACACCTGATGGAACTGCTAGTTGGTTTTACGATATGTGGTGTTATTGCGGAGAAACCGAGCGAGATGATTGGCAAAGGTGGAGTTTTACTACGATTGAAGGGGGTAA